AAAATCACGCGACTCGCGATTGAAAATGATCGCGCGGAACAAGCTAAAGCGCAACAAGAGCGCTATGCCCAACAGGTTAGAGCGCAACAGGAGTCGAAGGTTCAGACTCCTATGCCGCAGCAGCAACCTCGCCGCCCGGACCCGAAGGCGGAACAGTGGGCAGCGAGAAACGCGTGGTTCGGCTCTGATGAAGCTATGACGTATGCCGCTTTTGGCGTACACAAAAAACTTGTCGAAAATGAAGGGTTTGACCCACAGTCCGATGAGTACTATAATGAACTTGACAGGCGTATGGCGACAGAGTTTCCCCATAAGCTTGCAAACGGTGGAAGTAAACGGCCCGCTCAGACGGTTGCTTCTGTATCCCGCAGTACCTCTGGGCGCAGTAGTGGGAAAAAGGTTAGACTCACCCCTAGCCAAGTCGCAATAGCGAAGAAATTGGGTGTGCCGCTTGAAGAATACGCGAAATACGTGAAGGAGTAAGAAATGTCTGAAGATCAAATTGGATCCCTAGAGAAGGGCATTACCCGTACTTCTCGCGCAACACAAACCCGGGAGAAGACGGCAAGGCGTAAGCCGTGGGCTCCCCCGTCTATGTTAGATGCACCACCTGCACCGGATGGATATAAGCATCGTTGGATTAGAGCGGAAACCCGCGGTTTCAACGATACTAAAAATGTCAGCGCTAAGATGCGCGAAGGCTGGGAACTGGTCCGTAGGGACGAGTATCCGGACTTTGAGGCCCCGGTAGTTGAATCAGGAAAATACGAAGGTGTGTTCGGAGTAGGCGGACTTGTTCTAGCTCGCATTCCTTTGGAAACAGTAGCGGAAAGGACGGAATACTTTGCACAGCGGAGTGCCGACCAGATGCAGGCTGTTGACTCAGACATGATGAGGGAGAACGCTCATTCTAGTATGACGATCAATAAACCTGATCGTCAATCTCGTGTAACCTTTGGCGGCCCACAGAGATAAGGGTCGCCCTGATTAGGAGTAAGATCAAATGGCAAACCAAGAAACTGCCTACGGCCTACGTCCTATCGGGCTAGTTGGAAGTGGCGTAAACTCTACCGGTGTAACCGAGTATGAGATCGCGGCGTCCAACGCTAATGCGATTTATCAGTATGCTATTGTCACACCGACAGCAGCAGGCGTGATTGATTATGCTGGCGCGACAAGCGGTGGCACAACAGCAGCATTGGGTGTCCTGATGGGAATTCAGTACCACGACTCAGTCCAGAAGAAGCCTGTATGGCTCAACTACTGGCCGGGTTCTGGTTCAGTCAGCGTTGACACAAACTACCCTGTAAAGGCGTTTGTAGCTGACAATCCAAACCAACTGTTCAAAGTTGCTTCTGACGCATCATTGACTGACCGTGCAACCGCACAGGCAGCCGTTTTTGCTAACGCATCTTTGGGCACATCAGCCCGCACCGGCTCTACCGACACTGGTAGCGCAAACGGTGCACTTAGCGTGTCTTCAATTGCCGTAACAGCGACTTTGCCGTTGCGGATTGTAGGAATCATGGATGACGAAGCCAACAGCGACTTTACTGCTGCGGGCATTCCAATGATCGTTCGGTTGAATGCACATTACAACGCAAACACAAGCCGTTTTGACTCGCAGACTACTGCGACTTCAACGGGCGTTTAAGGAGGGGATAGAAAATGGCTATTTCTCGCGCACAACTAGCGAAAGAGCTTGAGCCCGGCCTGAATGCCTTGTTCGGCCTTGAGTACGACCGCTACGAAAATGAGCATTCTGAAATCTTCGACGAAGAGTCATCAGATCGTGCATTTGAAGAAGAAGTGATGCTCGGTGGATTCTCAACAGCACCAGTTAAAGGCGAAGGCACTGCCATCAACTTTGACGCTGCTCAAGAGACCTACACAGCACGGTACACACATGAGACAATCGCTCTGGCCTTCTCAATTACTGAGGAAGCAATCGAGGACAACCTGTACGACCGTCTGGCATCTCGTTACACCAAAGCTCTGGCCCGTTCAATGGCTCAGACAAAACAGATCAAAGCTGCGTCGATCTTGAACAACGCGTTCAACACAGCTAACCCTGTTGGCGATGGTGCGGCACTTTGCTCTTCTGCTCACCCTTCACTCTCAGGCAACCAGCGCAACCAGCTTGCTGTTGCAGCAGACCTCAACGAGACTTCTCTTGAGCAAATGCTAATCGACATTGCTGGCTTGACTGATGAGCGTGGTCTGAAAATTGCTGTTCGTGGCACAAAGCTGATCATCCCGAAAGAACTGCAATTCATTGCAGAGCGGGTGCTCAACTCAAACCTTCGTCCAGCCACTGCGGACAACGATGCAAACGCAATGAAGAACATGGGTATGATCCCAGAAGGGGCAGTGGTTAACCACTTCCTGACTGATACCGATGCTTTCTTCATTAAGACTGATGCACCAAACGGTTTCAAATACTTCAACCGTGCGGCCATCAAGACTGCGATGGAAGGCGATTTCGACACAGGCAACATGCGGTTTAAGGCACGTGAGCGTTACAGCTTCGGTGTTTCTGACTGGCGGGCCGTGTTCGGTTCACCGGGCGCATAAGCAAAAAACTTTCGGAAAAGGGCGGCTATTCAGCCGCCTTTTTTTGTTGTATAGTGTCTTAATCCCTGACAGCCTTATTGTGAGGCTGACACTAGCCACGACAGGAGATAGAAATGGCTCGTACTACCTTTTCAGGCCCAGTAAAAGTTGATACCGCTTTTTGGGCTAACCCAATTGCATTCGCAAATCTTCCCACCGCCGCCGCCGCTAACGAAGGCTACATTTATTATGTTTCAGACGCTTTAAAAGCTTCGGAAACCGCTGGTAATGGTACAGGCAACCTTGTGTTTTCTGACGGCTCAAACTGGATTCGTGTGGACACAGGCGCAACTGCTGGCGCGTAAGGGGGCTTAGATGGCCGACTCTGATGTAAAATCAAAGCGCATTACCGCAACGGGGTCACTCGCTGTTGGTCCTGCGCGTATTCGTCAGATACAGTTAAAAACAGCCACCGGTACTCCTCGCCTTACCATCACTGATGGTAACGGCGGGTCCACCGTTTTGGACTTGGATTTTAATGCGTCTGATACGCACTCAGTAAACATCCCGTCAAACGGTATTCGTGTAGATGACATTTATGTGTCAGCTTTTACGAATATTACCGCGGCTACGGTGTTTTATAATTAAGGAACAATTTTATGGCTGGGTCTGACATTAAAGCAAGTTATGTTACCGCCACAGGAACTGTGGCAAGTGGCCCTCGCCGGTTAGTTTGTATCCATTACCATACTTCGGGGTCTACCGGTGGGGTTGTACTGAGAGACGGCGGTGCTACCGGCGCTGTCGTTTTTTCTTTAGACTTTCATGCAAACTCTACCGGTGACCTTCAGATTGGAGAGGAAGGCGTGAGGTTTAACACCGACATTCATGCCACGTTTACGAATGTTACAAGCATGACGTTTTTCTTTAAGTGAGGAACTATGGCGACAGTAAAAAACGTAACTAGAACCCCCTCTGGAAAAATCAAATATAGAGGAGAGACCTTTGCTGGATATAACAAGCCAAAGCGCACTCCGGGAAAATCAAAGAAAAGTGCCGTCTTGGCTAAAAAAGGCAGCGAGATTAAGCTGGTTAGGTTTGGAGATCCCAATATGTCAATTAAAAAGGATCAACCAGCACGTAGACGCAATTTTAGATCAAGACATTCATGCGATACTGCCAAAGACAAATTTAGCGCAAGATATTGGTCCTGTAAGGCGTGGTAAAATGAAAGTAGAAGAAGTATTAAAGCTTTTAGAAAAGCACGAAGATGAGTGTAACCGTCGATACGCTAAAATAGAAAAACAGCTAGAAACCTTAGACATGCGGCTTTGGGGAATAGCTATTTTAATTATTGGCGCGGCGATAGTTCAAAAAATATTCTAATGGCTTATTCACGAAAGTCAAAAAACGCGCCTTCAAAATCAAAAGGCAGCAAAATTTGCCCGGAAGGGAAAGCGTGGGCAAAGCGCACGTTTGACACCTATCCAAGCGCTTATGCAAATCTTGCGGCATCAAAATATTGCAAAGACCCTAATTACGCCAAAAAATCAAAAGGCGGTAAGCGAAAGGGTAAGTAATGGGTAAATTACAGGAGTGGTTAGATGAGGATTGGGTCAGAATTGATAGCTCGGGCAAAATTTCGGGCGCATGTGGTACGTCAAAAGATAAGCGTAACCCTGACCGTTGTTTGCCTAGACGTAAAGCTCAAAGTCTTAGCAAGTCTGAGCGCGCTTCGACAGCGCGTAAAAAGAAGCGTGAAGGAGCTAAAGGAAAGCAGGTTGTGGCAAACACTAAGGCTGCCAAAGTAAGGAAAATGGCCTTTGGAGGTGCAGTAACGACCCCTAAACGCCCATTTAACGGAAAGCGTGTACCGGGCACTGCTGTAGCCCGCGGCTGCGGAGTAGTGATGTCTAACCGGCGTAAACGCACAAAAGGATCGGTGTCGCAAGCATGAGTTCTCTAGCTTTTTACATAGACAAAGAAAAAGAGATCTGTGAAGAAATTATCGCTTGGTCTGAGCACACGCTTCAGAAGCCAAACCCGTTTTACAACAATCTCCCGGCTTGTCCTTACGCGCAAAAAGCGTGGCAGGAAAACAAGGTAGCTATCTTGTTTAAATACGAAGACAGTTATCAGTGTCTTTACAGCACTATATCCCAATGGGAGGATGTTTTTGATTTATGCGTAATTGTAGACATGAACTTTGAAAAAAACCCAGACGCTTTTCACAATTACTTAGATAGCTTAAACGACGCTATTTCTGCGGGTATTTTTATAGATAAAGATGTTTGGGTGATGGGTTTTCACCCTTACGATGAAGCAAACGATTTTATTGATGACCAGTCTTTTATGCAAATGGTTGACGAGGAGTACGCGCTTGTTTTTGTGCAGCGGTTGTCCAAGTTGCAAGAATCCGCAGACAAACTAGCGGAAAAAGGTTATTATGACAATTATCTAGCAGAGTATGATGCAGAGGCTATATTTAATAAACGAGCCAAGTTATATAGGAGATTAAAATATGGCGATGAAACCTCGTAAGATGGTTAAAAAAACAGGCACCGTAAAGAAAATGCGCGGTGGGGGTATGGTTAAAAAGATGCGCGGCGGCGGTATGGTTAAAAAGATGCGCGGCGGCGGGATGGTAAAGAAGACATAAGATGGCCGTTTCCGGAACCAGAATTTTTGAGCTAGATGTCGCCGACTACATTGAGGAGGCGTTTGAGCGTTGTGGGTTAGAGGTTCGTACTGGATACGACCTCAAATCTGCGCGGCGTTCGCTCAACCTCATGCTTGCAGAGTGGGCAAACAGGGGGTTAAACCAGTGGACTATTACGCAGCGCAGTCAAGCGCTGGTTTCGAGCACAGGAAACTATACGCTCAC